TGACCGTTAACCGTCACTTCCAAATTAGAGGCTGCATCAAGATTAAAGTAGAACGTGTCCCAGACGTCATCGTAGCAGTGCTTCAGGCGATATGCGTAGCACTGGAAAACAATCGTAACTTTGCAGAAGTCCCATCCTTCTTCGATTGTCGGCGCCGTTTGTACTTCTGCGAGAAACGCATAACCAGGCATCGCATCGTCTTTGAGCAGAATCTTGCCGGTAGGTTTCATCAGCCAGTTCATCAGCTCGGTTAGCTTTAAATTTAAGGTAGACAAATCAGAACGTCCATAAGGTAGTTTGCATGGAAAAGTTACCGTCCTCTCATCATACGTGTTGAGCCCATAAAGATTGCTTAGATCAATGTAGCCTGTTCGATATGGTAGCTGCAACTGTGATTTTCGCTTAGCGGGTAGAGTAACCGATTTAGTATCCAATACACGCAACTCAAACTCGCTTGAATGCCGACCATTAAATTCAAATCCGTATGGCCTAGATTCTTGAGTCAATCGACATCCCCCTTTCCATCATCGTATTCCTTCTGTTACGTTCAACGGCGCCATATCGTTCATAGCTTTTTGAAAAGCTTGAACCATCAATGAAAACTTTTTTCTGCATAATAGCATCAAGTTTTGAACCTATGCTCTTAAGTTGAGATGTATAGTCAATGTTATCATTATCCGTCAACGTTAATGCCTGTGATTGTTGCCCTGTTACTGAGGGTACTGCTATACCATAACCATTAACAGAACTGAATCTAGTCTGATCAACCATTTTAGCCAACCTCGCAGACGGGCTGTTAGGAGCGACAGAAGCTCGTTGGGCTATCGCATTCAGTAGTAGATTATCTGCATTGTCGCGCCTCGAATTGATAACAAATTCATCACCATCTTCAGCTAACCATGCTAATTGTTTATCCCAAATATGGCCACCGGTTTGCCAACCATGACCATGTCCAATGTAATTCCATGTTCCCATAGCGTTGAGCCTACGAATTGCAGCTAAAATTTGATCCAGTCCATTCTTGATATTCCTGTGTCCTGGAATCGCCCATGTGCTAAAAGTTTGCGGAATAAATTGCAGCAATCCTTGGGCAGGGTTGCCATTGGCCATATTCACGTCCCAAACTTTTTGAACGACATTAGGATTACCACCTGATTCAGTTTGAATTTGTTTCAACAAATTATTAATTTGCCATTCTGACAAATTTTGATGCAACATGTTAGCTGCATGCTTAATAACTTTTCTCCATCGCTTAACACCTGAACCGGTTGGATTGCCGCCATCCGAATCATATTTCCTTTTAATACCGCTAAGAATTCCTTTGAACCAACTAACTCCTTTCCGTGGCAAGTATCGTCCGGTGCCTGAAGCAAAATCGTGCCACACTCCTTCTGCGTTATTATGACCACGCTTGAACAAATCGGTCAAAACAGATAACGGGTCTTTAAGAGCATCCTCCAGTTCATCAAACTTGTCAGACAACCAATCCCCTATATCAGATCCAACATTTCCAACAAATCCTGCCGCCTTGCCAATCCAGTCTCCAAATCCTGACTTATACATAGGCAATCCCAAAAATTTTGCCGTTTCCTTAGCTGGCATGACTGCATCGCCCGGATTCAATTGCGTTATCACGTTACGTTCATTTGGGACTTCGATTGCACCATTATTGCGAAAAATAGCTTCTCGGTAAATGGAACCTTCCTCATCGTTGACAAGAGCTGTCATGGAGTTTATGATTCTTCCGCCCTTGGCCAATTTTTTAATTGGAGAAATTGACTGCTTTTTTCCGCCAAAGAAATGTACTACACCATTAATACCGCCAATTCCGCCATTGACAAAGTCAATTACGTGATTCAAACCACTTTTAGCACTTCCCTTAATTCTGTTCCAAATACCGTCAAAAAAACCGGCCATATTGTTCCAAACAGAGTGCCAATTATTGTTAATTGATCTTAGTATGCTTCCCATACTGTCTCTCAAGCTGCCAAATTTACCTGAAGCATTCTTACGAGTTGATTCAGAAATGCTGCTTATGGTACTCCTTAACGATTCCCATTTATCAGATGCAATATTTCTGGTATCGGACCACGTTCCTGACAGAGTCTTTTTTAGCGAATTGAATTTCTTGTTAGAGGCATCATATGCCTTATTAGATTTGTCAATAATCGTATCTTTTAAATCAGACCACTTATCTGAGGCTGTTTTAGTAATCGAGTTCCACTTCTTGCCCAATTCAGCCCCCAATTTCTTAAATTCTTTAACTATATGTCCAGAAACATCACTCACTATTTTCCCAAATTTTTTCAAACTACCCCACGTATTGTCAATCATCTCTCGAAATGGTTTGAAATGTTTATATGCCTCACGAATACCTATAACTAATGCCCCGATGGCAATAATAACCAGCCCAATCGGATTGGCATCCAAAACAATATTGAAAGCAGCCTGTACTCCGGCAGCAATTTTAGTCACAATTATCCATGCTTTAATAGCTGCTTTAACAGCAAGTACGGCTGTAGCAATGCTACCAATTGCAATCCCTAATGCCTTAAAGGTGTTTTTATGTTTTGAAATAGAATCCATCCCTTTTGAAGTTTTGTTCATTTCAGGCGCAACATCAACTATTTTCTCGGCAATCATTTTAATTCCTTTGCCAATTCCTCCAATCACATCAGCAAACGTTTCAAAAGCAGATTTGGCTATGATTCCTACTATTTCAAATAATGACGATTCAATTGGGCCTATAAGCGAATACCATACATTAAATGCCTGTGCCAAAGTTGAAATACTCCTTGCGACAGAACTGAAATCCAACTTCTTCTTAGCTCCAGACGCCGTATTACCAACATCGTTAAATCCTTTGACCAATCCCTTAACATTATTCACTGCATTTGTAAAAAGACCGCCAGCAATTACTCCTACTAAACCGCCAACAGCTTGTTCTACAGGCTCTAGAGCTTTAAATACCGCGTCAAAACTTTTTTTGAGATTGTCAATGTTTTTGTTCATTTGTTTGTTGCTGACAACACCAACCACATTTGATTTAAAACTCATAGCAAACATTGACAATGTGTTTCCAACAGCGTCAAACGTATGTTTAATAACATTGCCCACTAAACCTATCGTCTTACTATTATTAATTACAAACGTTAAAGCCGAGTTAAAGCCACTGGCAACACCAGCTAAAGCTTTAGAAATACCATTAGCAAAAGACTGTATGCTTTTATCACTAACAAGATCCCTAATATGAGATAACGATCCTTTGGCCATTTCAAAGAACCCTCTCTGAACATTACCAGAAAGTTGTGCAACATGTGAGCTGATGAACATTGACATACCTTGAAAAGACGTCATGGCCTCTTCTGTACCGCCTTTATACTTCTTGCCTAAATAATCAATTGCTTTAGTAAACTCATCAGCTGTCAGCGTGCCTTTCTGAGACATTTCTCGCAACTGTTTCATGCTTTTGCCAGTTGCTTCCTGTATAGCTTCACCGAACATAGGAAAGCGATTGATCATAACATCAAGATCTTCGGCGCTAGCTTTGCCGCCAGCTTCAATTTTGGCAAACATTTCAGATGATTCGGCCAACTGCTCATTTGTCATATGCATAGTGGAACCCAATGCTATAAAACTGTCAGTCCATGATTTTGTCTCAGCAACGTTTGAGTGTACGTGGTAGAATGACTGCGCCATTTTATTGACAGTATCTGCAGCGTAAATAGAGTGTTGAGAAACATCGTTTATAAAATTAACCAACTGCTTTCCGTCTTTAGGAGCCTGCGTTGTAAGAGACGTCCAAACTGTAACCATTGTATCTTGTTCCTTGTTATAATCAGCTCCAGCTTCAGCGGCCTCTTTGAGTGATGAAGTAAGTGCCCCAATAGCGTTAGACGCCAGACTCCCCATAAACGTACCGGCTATGGTTGCCTTCAATCTGCCAAAACTACTAGTGGTTTCATCAGCCCCTTTTTTAACCTTCGGAAGTTTAGGACTTACTCCATCTTCTACCCCAATCTTTGTCTTTTTCTCTTTTGGTATTCCTTCAACATCATCCTTGATTTTCTTTGTTTTATTCTTTACGTCGGAATCGTCAAGTTTTGCCTTAACATTAGGCTTAACATCCCTAAGATCCATTGTTAGCTTATGCCCAGTTTCTTTAGCAGCCGATTCCATTTTATGTGCTGACTTTTCGAAGTCAGCATCCATCTGCTCCCCGGTTCCTTTACCAAGTTTTGAAAGCAAGCGATCAATCAGGCTAATGTCAGATTTCGCTTGATTGACCGGAATATCGATATCAATTGTAATTGTTCCATCAGCCATAATCAATTTCCTCCATTTCTAGCCATGTTGTATAGTGACTCAAACATATCATCGGCACGCTTGGTTTGCATTTCGGCATTATAGTCATCATCCAAAGCGTAATAATCTTTCGCTTCTAAAAGAGAGCTCAACTCTTGACCCTGTAATCCTTCAGTGGATCTTTGCCTAATATTGATTATGCGTCTAATGTACGTATCGTCCGCCAGGCCGTTAAAAAGGGCTTTAAATTCATCCCATTGCAGACGTTCAGAAATCGTCTTATATAACTCACGCGTCAAACTAATTCCATAGCATTGCATAAAGCTGGCATAAATTGCATCGGCATCTTTAGTGTATGAAAAATATCTTTCCGGAATAAAATCAGAAGATCCACCAGCTCCACTGCCATAAGGATTACTGCTGACGTATTCGCTAATAATCTGAACAGTTCTCAGTATAAAATCTGCGTCAATATTGCTTACTTTGTCGATAAAAAACATTTCAAAAGCGGTTAATATTTTTTCTTGCTGAGAAAAATCAGGATCATCGAGCAATTCAAAAAAACGTAAAACATTATCAAAACTTAGATCAATCGCGTATTCCCTTCCGTGGTACTCTATTGTTCTATTCATCCTAGATGTAAGACTTATCAATCTTTACACCTACCTCTTGCTACGGTAACGGTTCACCTTTTCTTGCTTAGCTGATTTTTTAGCCTTGATTGACTTCTTATAAATTTCTGCCAATTCATTTAGAATGTACGATAACGCAATTGTTTTTTTGCCATAGTATTCATATAACCGATCACCTTCGCCTTCGCCAAGAACTTTATCAATAACATCAGTCATTTTTTCCTTCACATCTACAAAAATACCAGTAACCATGTCTCTTCGTTCTGATTGACTCATGGACGCAAACTCTTCATCAGTCATTGATTCATCTAGCTCGGCAAAATATGCCGAAACTTCTGCCTGAACCCCTACAAAATCGGCATATAATTCATCATCAACCGATAAATTGTACTTTTTACCACCAATCTGAATCGCAACCTTGTTCAAGTTGGATAATTTTTGATCAAGATTAATTTCATTAATTGCCATTTTAGATTCCTCCTCATCGTCTCACATTTCTCGTCTCTGTTTGTAAATTATTAAGCCTGAAGTGTTTCTAAGGTGTATGTCCCGTCTTCAGCAGCCTTAAGTGTAGGTTTTCCTTGTGGTACAACAGGCGCACCGTTTGCGCCCAGCGTAAATGACATCGTCTGTTTAGCATTAGCATTACCACCAGTGACAACGATGCTTAACATGGTAACTTCCGCAACAATCATGTTTCCTTCAGTATTAATCCAAAGAAAGCGAGTTTTAAGCGCATCCCCAACGGCAAATTCATGCGAAGCAACATAATCTTGCCCCTTGTCACCAATAACTCTATGGCCAGAAAAGGCCCATTGAGGGCGCTTGCCGGTAACGTCATTTGAGCCAAACGCACCGCCATCATAATATGCATCATTATTGGTAGTCTCATTGCTTGACGGCGTGATGGAAGAAATGCCCGCTGCTAGTTTTGCCCACTTGGCACCCGAAATATCCGTCAAATCAGTCTTTCCCGTAGTATCAATAAAATATTGGTTAGTAGAATTCAGTTGAAAACCGTTTGTTGTAGTAGTATCTGCCACTACATCAGTTTTTAATGGCATAAGTATTCATCCTCCTATCGTTTGATATATACAAAAACGGCAATGTCCAACTCATACATCACCGTTCTTGTCGCATCTTCTAACAATTCGCTTGGCGCACTAGATACTTCTAAATTACTGTATCGGAAACTATCGTTATCACTTGTCAGCCCGTCTAAGCTATTCAAGTAATTACTGATCGAAAAGAGTTTCTCCTTAGCTTCTCGTGCGCTTTTCGTTTTAATCGTAATCGCATAGTTATACTGCCATAACTGATTACCAGAGTAATCAGCCTCAACAACATGCGATCCTTGTACAGGTACTAAGCCAATATCGCTATCAGGTGACAAGTAAGCCACCTTAAGTTTTAGGCCAGTCCCTTTTATAATTGACTTTGCTAATGATTCTTGAAGATCAAGATCCATTCCATTGAGCCCCCTTTACAAAGGCATCTTTGACTAATGAAATATCATGCTTATTTCCTTTTAATCGCAGATCCCAACGCCTGGAAGTACCCGGGGTCGTGTAATTATGAACTCGATATCCTGGATATCCGCCAACAAAGCCATAAAACTGTGCTTTGGCATAAACAGCACTATAATTGATTTTAGTTCCGTTATTATTGACAAATGACATACTGCGCAGGTTTGTGGAAGAATCCGTATGAAGCATAGGAACATACTTTTCCATTGCTTGGTGCGCCTCGTTGGCTGCCGCCTTTTGGCCACGCACTAAACTATCATGGCTGAATTTCCTGTCCAATGCATCGCTATGAAAGTCAACTTTGATTCCCAATTAAATCACTCCCAACTTATATTGATAAATCTCATTGCTGAAAGGGTCCCTATCCTCGCTAATGTTCGTCAGCGTGTACTCTAAACCATTATAAACAATTTTTGATCCAAGATTATCTTTGGTCAAATCAATAAACGGCGTAGTAATCCCGGCGTACAACATGATTGTCGCATTGGACACAATCTGCCGATTGTTGTTGGATCCTTCGTAAACAGTCCGAGCATGAACTACGCAATTATTTAACATGATCTCGTCATAATTTTCAGAGTCACCGTAAATATCTTCTGGATCTTCAACTTTAAGCTTCAGGATAATGTTTTGATTGCACATATTTTTTGGTGGCTTTAACATATGTCCACACCCCCAAAAAGCAAGCCTGTTTGAAGAAGGTAATCTAAAGCAATATTATAGATCCCGCCAGTGCTACTATCTTTGAATGTTCCGTCAGTTGTAACAGTAGTTCCATCAATAGACACACTCTTAACAGCTTTTTGTGCCATTTCATACTCTGTCGAAGCACCGACGTCATTTGTGTAATCAATCTGTGCAACTAAAGCCATTTTAAACATCTTTACCCGCCACTCATCTTGATCAGTACTGATGTCATTTCTAACATAAAACATCTGTGTCGCAGTGTTCAAAAGTTGAACTGCATCATGCTCCAACTTGGTGTATATAACTTCATCAGTCAGCCTACCACCAAGCTCTTGATATTCTGAAAAGCTTAGCATTCAGCTCACGACCTTTCCTAATGTCCTGTACCAGGAACTGCAGCTCCTGGGCCAGCAGTTGTAACTTCTGCGCCTGGAACTAATGCAGGATCTAACTCAGCTTTGTATGCAACAACGCCGATCGTACGTGGATCAATGCCATCAACAACTTCCCAGGTGCTAGACTTTCCAAACTCTTCCATGGTTGGGAATGTGCTCTTAGCTGGTGCGAATGATGCTTTAACTGACGTGCCAGCAACGTGAATCGTTCCTACACGTTTTTGAACAATCGTATCTGTCCCACCATTTTTGATCGGATCATACTTAGTTTCAGTACTTGCCAAAACGCTAGAATAACGAACTGCTCCTGGAGCAAAAATATAAGACGTTGTTGTTGGCTTTTGTTTGTTAGTCAGATCAACTGGGATATCGTCATCAAGTACGATCCGCAAACCATTATATGCTTCAAAAGGCATAGCGCCATTTTGAGGTTGAATAGTTTCGATAAGCCCTTGTAGCTTCATCATTGAGTAGGTAGCAGAGTTAACGGCAATTGCTCCAAATGAAGTATCTTGAAGATCGCCCATCAAACCAATGGCTGCAATAAAACCTTTGGCACTGAAAGCTGCGTCTGTTGGCGTCTTAGAAGTTGCATCATAGAATTTGCTGTTTTTGACCTTCGTTACGCCCATAACACCATCCAAAACCGCTAATAGCATTTTCTCATCAGCGCGAGTCCAGAAGCTTGCAAAGCGATTACCGATCGTTGTTTGGATAGGGGCCCCGGAGATCATTTGAGATAATGAAGTGTAACCAAAGGCTTTACTTTGATAAAATTTCAAACCTAGTTGTTTACCTGATGTAAGTTGATCTACAGGGATGTCGTCAGTGTCGGTCCAGTTGTCTGGATCACCAGATAAATCGTTGATAAAAGGTACTGTGATCTTTGTACCTGCTTCCAACAAATGTGGTCCAAGATCCGGATCTGGTGTCAAAATACCACTTTGCACAAAGCGGTTGGTTTTAAGTGCTGTATTTAATACATAATTCCCAAAAACTTCAGGAATGATCATGTCTGATAAATGTGTTTCCATAATTTAAAATTCCGCCTTTCTATTTATTGTTATTGCCGAACAAACTTTGCCATTGCGAAGGATCTTTTCGATATAGATCAGTCTGTTCGTCTAATGACATATTCTTAGGATCCTTAGCCACGTTAGAACTAGGATTACCACCAGCAAACAGGTTGACAGGGCCCTTTTTCTCTCGTTCTATTTGCTTTGGTGTAAACAAATAGGCATCCGTCTTTTGAAGTTCTTCTAACTGTTCGGCAATTCCGAATAGCTGACCATCTTCATCAACAGATACCTTGTCTAAATCCAACAGAGCAAGAACCGCTTTGGTATTTTTAGCCCCTGCATCTTTCAAAGCATTAGTGATTGCAAAATCTTTAGCTTGCTTCGTGATCTTGCTTTGATAATCTTTGGCAGTTTGCTCATTTTCTTTTCGCAACTTATCAATTTCTTGGGCTAACTCTTGATTATCACCAACAGTCTTCTCAAGTTTCTTCAGTTGTTTGTCACGATCACCGATTTGATTTTGCAAATCTGCTACCTGTTCTTCTGCTCGTGCAAGTTTTCCCTTGATCTCATTTGTCGACTTACCATGTTGAGTCAAAACAGCTTGCACTTGATTGTCACTAAGTCCTAAATTCTGCAAAAATTCTCGTTGCATTATGCGATACCTCCTAACGTAATTATTTTACGTGGAACGCCCCACGCTGATCTGATCGCATAAAAAATAAGCCTTTTTACGACTTGCTTAGGTCAAATATCAGAGTTTTTTGTAACAAAAAACACCGGTTTCCCGATGTTTAAGCTTTATCCCAAATCGTTTCTAACTTAACTGCGTTATCAGTTGGATTACCATCAGGTGTATAAGCAGCACTTTCTGTAATGGCCAACAAAACTTTATTATCAAGATAATCACAACTTTTATCAGTAACAGCCAATCTTATTTCATTTGATCGCCTATCTACATATTGTTCAAACAAATTATATAATTCAGGAAACTTTTTCTGAATAAATAAATAATCCTTAGCATCAAAATATAAGTATCCGATTTCCATATTATCCAACTTTTGACTCATTTTTTATCTTCTTTCTTTTGGATGGTTCAATAGTAATTACAAGCCCTGTAATTTTGCTAACAAAAACTTTCCAACCATCGTATGCATATCCTTCCGCTTTATCGCTATCTTCTATCTGGTTACCATTTTTCAATATCTTATTAAGGGTATCAATATCCGTTCCGATTCTTCTAAGAGGATTTCCCTTTGAATCCCTATGCGAATGGTCAAATCTTGCACCAAATATCCGTGGAATAGCGTGGTCAGATAACCCTTTTATTAGCAAACCGTTTTGGGTATAAGAACCACTTATCTTTTTATCAAATTCTCGGCTAATATTGATAAAATCTTGATAAGTTACGACAGGTTCTACCATTCCTTGTCTTCGCGCCTTTACATAGGCATTGACAATTCCTCCTGTATCTTTATTATACAACAGTTTCTTATACTCTTGCACATCTTTAGGGAAACCATGTGGGCCATATTCTTTATGCAACTTGGCTAACTCTTTTTTCAATACTTCGTGGCTTCTAATTCTTGGATTACCAATCTGTTCACGATCGTACTGCCGTGTCAAGAAGTCGTTATTCTTCACTATCTCTCGTAACTTAGACTGATACCCTCTAATGGCTTGATTGAACTTTCTCTCGCTTGCTACGTCGTTTTGACGTCTAGCAAGGTCTAAGTCATACTTTAGGCGTCTAATATTGCGCTCATAGTAGCGTTGCTTTTGCTGAATTTTTTGCTTTTCGATTGCTTCTTCAGGATCGTATTGCTTTTGGAAATTATGCGACACACCCTTGATGTACGGATATAGCTTATGCCCACAATTTATACCAAAGCACCCGCTTGGTTTACCATAACCGTAATCATAAATGCTGGGATATTCAGGATCGCATCTGGGGCTTTCTCTTGGGACAATATTGACTATCTTTCCTTGAATAGGTGCACATGCGGGTCTTGATGCAGGATGACTGGACATAGTTGCTAAGACACTGTCAAAATCTTTCATGCTTTGAACGCGCAGATCATTATAAGTTCTAGCTGCAGTAGTACGAATAACAGTGCGGGTATACCCTTCTAAGCTCCAGTTGTGCCCTGCTTTGTCTACTAAGTTAGTTTTGATACCATTGTCACGCCATCTGTAAATATTATCCTTCAAGGCTCTATCAGGTGTTTTAAGACCTGTTTGAACTTCCAATACTGTTTGATTGATAATATCTTGATAAACTCTTGCAGCACCATTTTTTGAATAATTAGTGGACAATAGCGATTGATTGACATTGTTCTCGATATCTCTAAACGTTTGAGCAGCATAACTGCTGATAATGCTATTGACTTCTGGACTGATTGGCTTATTTTGTTTCAATGCATCAGATAGTTCAGCATTGATGTCCTTTGCGACTTCTAGCCCATCATCTTTGATCAAATCATAGATATAGCTTTCGGACTTGCCAGAAGTGTTTGAAACTATTTTGATAGTGTCTTTGGTCAGTGCTCCAATCTTTGATAAAGCACGCAAGCGCCACTCTATAATACTATCGGGATCGTCCTGATTTATCAGTTCAGGTCTCGTCGTCTTAAAACTGTCTATCAGCAAATAAAAGATCTTTTGCTGTAGTTTAACATAATAATCAGCTATCTTGTCCGCTTTCGCCAACATCTGTTCTATTTCCATCGTCAGCACCTCCGAACAAGCCTACTTCACCACTTGGTGCAGGCTCACTACTTGCTTTTTCTTCTTCAAGTTGTTGTACCCATTCATCAGCCGTGGCTTCATCTAAGCTGTAATTACGCATCAAAAATTGTTTAATTGGCAATGCGCTTGCTTGTAATGCTTGTAGGTCGTTTTTAAGTTGTGCATCCTGATCGATAAATACACCATCGTTGAAATCGATGTTAATGTTTATTTTCTGAACGTCGCCAGTCCAACGGGCTTTTCCATCGCTAAACAGCTCGCCACACTGAGCAAGTTCAAGAATAGCATCTACCAGTTGTGTAATTGTCTTTTCGACCATGGTCAAATAGCTCGACCTAGTCTGATATGTCATTGAGTTATTGGAAACTACTTCAGTTGCTGTTTGTACGCCACTAGCACTTTGTGTAAATGTCCCCTGTGAAAGACCTATCTCATTTTCGAACTCGTGCAGGAAAAATTCCATTGTGCTTGAATACTGATCCACACGAATAGCAACAGACATATCATGAAAACCAATATTAACATCATCACCATACATAGCCTGATAAACTGTTTCATCCGGGTCAAACATTGGGGGATGAGTATCATTATCTCTGCGTCTTGCATTTACATTAGGCCTTTTAAGCCACGACTTAGGTACTACAATGCGCCTTTTACCAGACCTGACATCCCAAATAAATTCATCATGGGTACGATTGATTGCATCTACTGTTGACCGCGAATTATCAATCAATCCTAATCCCAACGGGCTTTCTAACATCTTGTTATTCGCCCCTGGAGTTTTAAAAAAAGCAAATAAAGGTCTGACTAAACCTGTTAATGTTGCCGTTTCCTGCGTATTAGCGTATTCTTCGAGCGAACTTAATGGTACCTGGACTCCTACACTATCAGCGTTCTCAGACCTGTAAAGCTCATTTGTAATCACATAGTCATTTCCTTGCCATTCGTGAAATTCAAGAAGTGTATAGTACACATTCTTATCATCTTCAATAATTGTTGACTTACTTGCAATTGCAGCCTCTTTAACTTCGTTTGTGTTGACATGCAACGGATAGAACTGATCAGCCGTAACCCAAGCTAACTTTATCTTGTCGCCTTGCACATATGGCCTAATAGCTCCACTTCCTAGAGCAATCCATTTCTCTAGGTATTCTTCAAAAGTCAGGTAGAATTCATTATCTAAAAAGACGCTTTCAAGCAATTCGTTTGCTTTCTCATCATCCCCGATTTCTACTTTGCATCTCTCGTTGAAGATAATCGATGCCAACCTTCTTGCAGCTAACTTGGTTACATTGACAGACTCATATTTGCGCATGCGTTTGTCTCCGTAACTATTAATAAATTCGATAGGTCTAAAGTCATCAGAATAGTACTTTTTAGCTACGTTTATTCTCGTATATTCGCCTGGATCCATTGCAATCCGTCTATCATCAGTGACTAATGTCAAACTTTTTATCATGCCCAGACTTGCACCGCCTTTCCTGAACCAATTCTTTAACGTTGAAAGCACACTCACGTCATCGCCTCCTTTACCACTTCAAGCCAAAGTCTCGTTCGTTATCTAGGCAAAGATACATAAACTGATCGCAAGTATGATCTTTCTCTTTAATGACTTTAGGATCATCGCCGTTTAATGTTTTTTCATCCCAACGATAGTCACGATGTTCAGACAAAAATACCTGATTGTCGTCAATATCAAGTACAAAAATACGACCTTGCGCAAGAATGTCCTGCACCCGGTCGATCATCTCAACTTTTTTCTTTTTAGCCACTTTATGCCAATGGATGCCAAACATTGAATAGTACTGGTTATCTAATGCTCCGTCTGCGCTATCTGCCGTCATATTAACCGGATCCATATCGTATTTATCGCATGTCCTTTCAACAAAATCATGCACATCTTGTGCCAATTCCGTTGGCGGTTTTTTATTAACTTTGCCTGCTGGGCTGTAATAATAAGTATCCAACACATATAGATTCCCGTTTACCGATAGTCCATAAGCACCACAGGTAGTTGCAGATACATCATGACCAATATCCATCGAAAAATAAAGATCGCTTAAATAATCATTATCAGGTATCTCATCCACTCGGTTAAACAACTCAAAGTTATAAACATTAGTGCCTAATCCTACAACTTCTCCAAGATATAGCCAACGATAATAATCTGGATCATTAACCTTGTACTTCTCAATCAATTTAAGTTGTTCGTCATTTGTGAATCCCCACTCATCATCTAGATAAGTTGACGTGTCTACAAAGTAATCTTCATCACGTTCGCATTTTTTGACCCACTCATTAATCCAATCATATGGATTCTTAGGCGGATTGTAAGAGAAGAAAACCTTAACTTGATTCGTAAATACTGGTTTCTGACGTATGAACGTCGGTATCGATTGATCAAATACTGTCTGCCCTTTGAAATTTGCAGCTTCTTCAAACCAAACAGCAACCACGTTCCCGACCACGTTCGACTTTAGTTTCATCGGATCATCTGCGCCATAGAAATAAAACGTGCTTCCAGTACGCCTATGCACGATCCTAAGTGGACTAGTATAGAATTTATACTCATCGTAGAGACTAAGCATATCCAATGCCCACTTAATTTGACTATAGACTGAATCTCTCAAATAGCTGGCATTCTCTCGCACACAAATTACAGATACATTTTTTCCTAATTGAGTCCAATGCTTAACCATGGCTACCAACTTTAAACTGATCACTGACGATTTAAATGATCCGCGTCCCCCTTTAGCAACAACATATGGCTTTGAAGTGCGCCAAAGGCGATAGAAATGAGGATTAATCAGTTTAGACATCTTAATTGTTTTCCCCATCTGCTTCACCTCCAATATCATCTATCAGTGTTGTTTTATCTTCTGCATTATTATCACCAAGCAACTCTTTAGCTTTCCATTCAGCAATATCGGCTTCCGCCTTAATCTTGCGCAACTGTTCGGCAAGGGCGGGATCGTTTTCTGCTAACGGGTATCGTTTCATAATCTCCTTGGCAACGGTAATCCGCTCTTTTAGCTGCGGTTTGCGTTCGACAACTTCAGCACCGTCAAGACCGGCTACAACCACCTCTTCCGTTTCATCCCCACGCAACACCCTCGCATAGAATTCCATTACCTCGCGTGCAGTGGCTATCTTCTTAGATTCAATTTCGGACATTTTGGCATCAATGTAGGATTTTATTCCAACATTTTCCAACAATTTAGATGATTGTGCCTTTGCATAGTTATCAGAATAACCTGCTTTTATTGCAGCCTGATAGGCATTACCATCTTTTAAATACTCGTCTGCAAAAACTCTTTGTTTAGCAGTTAGACCTCTGCTCACATAACACCACCACACCTTCTTTCTGATATTAAAAAAGACAAGGTTACCCTTGCCCTATCCGTAACTATTCAACACTACTATGTTAGCACCTCATGCGTCTAGTATGTGTCCAGTGTTTGTTTCGTAATCGTCTAGCAATCGTCTAATTTTTATACACATGCAGATCAGGGCACCCTTTCTGCAGTTCCAAACAATCGGCGAATTCATTGTATGCCTTGTCTCGCAGCTTATAGTACGTTGCACGCTCGCAATACATTGTATCAATGACTTGCCAGTTCTGAAGACCTTGCACGTATCGTGCCTTGAGGATGTAGTATGACGTCTGAGAGCAGTGACTGAACGCCTGAGATACCCCGATGATTATGTCCTGCGCTGCAATGTATCTAATCATCTTCCTTTCGATGTTGTTCACGCTATCATCACGCACAACGGGCATGTTGCTAATGACTGGCGACGCAAGGTTAGCCGGACTTGCATTCGCGATTCTGAGAATGCGTGGCAGCTTCTTGTCCAGGAACTCCTTCACATTCCTTGCGGTTGCTTTGTAGTCAATGTTGTCAATTTCAATCAATAAATCGTCCACAACGCCACTCCCTTTTTGATATAATTAGATTGCCATATCATTTTAGAGAGTCGGCTTTAAGGACCGGCTTTTTTTATTAGATTCTGATTCGTGCCATCTGGTCAAGACCCCGAGAATTAATCTCTTAAAACGTCCACGTACCAGACTTATCGTGAGGGATGCCATTCTCAATCCTGGTCATCAACTGTCCGTTCTCGCCTCTGACATACCACATTCACCTGGTATCAGTAACTCTCACGGCATACCGTCGCTCGCTGCCTTAACTTTTTCGCCTTATTTCCCAGTCACCGTGTACAAAAGTTCTCCCGTTTTTTGTCCGTTCTGACAAAGCGCAGCGGGGCAATCCAAAAGCGTGCTCAGTGGCTGCCAGGGTTTTGAATTCCACTTGCTCGCCTGTTGAGCGATTGACGCATAACACTTTGACATCAAGCCTTCGAACATTGGGATGCATTTTGTAATAAAGCTCCCTCAAACCGTACTTTCCGCTGATCTTCCCGACCGCGGCCGAAGATAGTCCTGTTGCCATCGCCATTTCTACGTAAGTGTACCCGTTTTCTATCATGTTTCTGAGCGTTGCAGCTCCTGGGTTCTTTCCTCTTTTACTCTTCTTGTTGGCTTTTGAACTTGATTGTTTTCGCTCTTCCAAAAGAATCTGCACTGCTTCGTCATCGGCGTAATCTTCTATATGGTCGAACGCTTGCATGCCGTAACACTTTTCGATCCAATTTACCGCCTCCACAAATCTCATTCGAGCTCACCCCACTTTACATTTAAGAATTTTCCAAACTTATCAGTTTTAGGGACTTCCAAAATATCAGAAAATGCAAAAAAATTGTCGCTGTCATTTTTGACGTAAAACGCCCGCTTAGCCTTTCTGTCCAAAGAATCGCATTGGATAATAACCGCATTTATACCCCGAATAGCTGCATTGAACAGCAGAAACGGAATCGCTCTATCTGATAGCTCTTCGAGATGATACCAATAAGTCCGCGGACTGTAAGTAAAGATGCTTGATGTTAAGATATCGTCAGCCATGGTGCTTTTTATTTTGCCTGTAAATGCTGGGTCTTCTTTGACGTTATAGGCCCAACGAGTGATCATCATTCCGCCAGTGCCTGCCGCCATCTCGTAATAATCCGTCTGCCTTGGTTCAGAAGTGATTGCGTTTGCCAGTCTTGCAACCGAGTTAGGCGTAAAGTCTTGTTTCTTCGACTTCCGCTCGGCTTGTTCAGTTTCAAAGTATTCGTGGAACCAGTCATAATCAAGATTAGTATCAATTTTTAGAAAATTTCCAAACAGCTCTTCGCGTTCTTCTTTCTTAAGCAGAATTTCCATCAGCCTTTCAGGTGCCTTGAATGCATCGTCAATCCCTAGTAAATCGTTTACAGTTTTGACATCAAATTTAACCATCATCTCACCCCTCATAAACTCGCAATTTTCTGTGCTATTTCTTTGCTATCTCGTGCTCTTTCCGTTTCCAGTCGGTGAATATACACCGCTCTTGTGACAGAATCATCTGCATGCCCTAGCCGCTCTGCTACCGCCATACTACTAATCCCTTGCGACACCAAATAAGTTGCGTGCTCGTGCCTCAGCCCGTGTAGCGTTACCTCGGGCACCCCAGCTTTTTGACACGATCTTTTTAGCCAATTGTTAAGTGTAGAGTTATACTGAAACCCCTTTATTTTGTAGAAAATGCTCTCGTCCTGATCAGCACCCTTTGCATTTTTCCACAGCATATACAGCACGGCGTCATCTACAACGATCGTTCTAACCGAGTACTTGTTTTTGGTTGGTACAAAAGACCTCGTTCCTTCCCGATGCTTTTTATAGTCAAGGGTTTTGTTGATAGTGACTGTCTTTTTGTCAAAGTCGACATCGTTAAGCGTGATGCCTAGTGCCTCAGCAAATCTCAGCCCAGTTTTCAACAATATCAGAAAAAAGTTCGCCTCAGATGTATTCTCGTGTTTAAGCTCTTTGACCAATTTTTGCATGTCTTCGATTTCCATAAATTTTGGCTTTTTGACGCCCGAAGGCTTTCCCCTTGGGATTTTAGCGTCAAAAGTAACGTCACGCTTTAATAGCCCGTCTACGTTGTATGCTCGTTTAAGCGCCCACGACAATTGATGATGGAAGTCAATAACCGTTGCTTTTTCTCTCGTTTCCGCGTACTTGTTCAAAACTTGCTGGTAGTCGTCTGCCGTCATTTTCTCCAAAGACAAGCCCGGCCAATTATCGGCCACAAATCGGCAGTTGGACAGATATTTGCCATATGTCTGTTCGCGGACCTGGTCCTTTTTGTACGTTTCGATTTCCTTTAAAAAGTAATCCACAAGCATCATTCAATCACCCCACTCCTACTTATTATCTGAACCTCCCGGTTGCGATAATATGCTTCCTACGCCCTAGATTCCATTCCTTAATCCAGTATTTGATTCGACCGACGGTCATTCCTAATTCCGCACCTATGGCGGCATCGGTGGCTCCGTGATTAATCAAGGATTTCAGCTCATCTTTCTTCTGTTCAACTAACTTGCGATAGGGATCTGATTTGATGAGATTGTACATGCCATGCACAAACCAGTATCTTTCTGACAACCCATATTTCCTGACAGTCTTGCTTGCCGCTTGGGGAGTGGAGCCTATTGCCTCTCCAATCTCGGCATAAGTCATTCCCTTATCAACCATTTTCTCGATTTTCTCGCGTGGCGGACGTGCACGGCGCAAGTCTGCACCAGTTTTATTCGCATGTATATCGTCCTTTTTCTTCCTGACCTTCCGAACCATTTCAACAGCCTTGCAAAGATCCGGATCATTAATTGCACTCAAGTTGTCAAATGCACTCCAGCCATATCTTTCCACAATCATCGTAACCGCTTTTCCAAACTTCAATACCATCGTCTCACCTCGCAAGCCAGTTGCACATCAGATACATCAGCATGCACCAAACAAGAAACACCAACGACAACAAACACCCGTATTTATTCATGTCATTCATTGCCGTTCCTCCAGTTCGTCCAGGAATTCCTGCATGCGCTTGATGTTGGTGTTGATCCAGAGCCTTGTATCGGCGGTTATCTGACCCGAATTCTCGTATTCCTTCACTGCCTGTTCAACCCAGCTTTCCAGATGACCAAGGCAGCTGGCCTCACGTGCAACTGGATTGTCAAATCCGTATTTTGTCTTGTGATTTCTGCAATAATCCTTCAATGTCTTTTTCAAAATTACATCTCCTTTGTAATTTCCCGCCTTGAAACAGGCTCAAATTTCAATTTTTGGTATTTTTTCAAAGCTCAGCGTGAATTTCGTTCTCTTTTTTCGAATTCAGAGGGGCAAATGCAAATTGTATCGTATATCGTATCAATTGCCCTTCCCAAATCTGAAGCACGAACAGACGGAGCATATACGACAATCTCATGCTTGTCCATGCGCACGCCTCTACTGCTGCATACATGATTGACAATGTCGGCATCTCTGAACTTGTTATCGAACAGCGTTGCGGCGTTGTCCGTCAGCTTGACGTTCCCACCGCCGCACCTTGAGACAAGAATCTCAATTCCCGTGCAGGAGCTTATGACCGTGCACATATCGTCTCTGCCATGGTATCCGGCAACTTTGAACCTTCCTCTCAACGTGCCGTATACACGAAGGGCATACTCAACGGATTCGATGAATGACTTGGGTTCTGCCGTGTACCTCTTCTGCCTGTCTTTCGATGCCTCGACAATGCCTTCAATAGTCTTTACAACTCTTTCTGTATCTTCCAATTGCCTTCCTCATTTCTTCATCCCTCCCAAGGGGCGCGCGCCAATGCGTTAGCTTTGATGCGCGCCCTTCAGGCTAGCCCTACTTGCTATTTATCAGCAAATAGATTAAAATGAGAATCAAAATGATTTGTTCCAAGGTTGTCACCTCCTTTAGCATCGGAAAATCACAGCTTGCTGTGATAAGATGCGTTAAAAGGAGGTGGCAACCTTTTTTTGTTCTCAGCAAAAGGGGCTAGCCTGAAAAAGTTATTGAGGGATGCCTCTAATCATCTTCTATTTCCTGTACACAATCAATCCACTTGGCGTTGACATACCCTCTACGATCAATTGTGCGGGAATTAGTCAGTTCGATTTCGTCAAACGGGATAAGCGCTGCATTCCCGAAAGACTTCCAGTCATCTGTGTGTAAATACAGGAATTCAGCCACGTCATAATCGCCACTTCTATCGTTGTAAATCATCAGCTGATTTTCCGACAGTTCAATTCTCCACTTTGTCATTCATTCAAACCTCTCTTCCATACATGCGTGTATTTTCTTCTCTGAGCCGTTTTATACCCTTTATGTCTATTTTACCCGTTCATCGTCTGAAATCTCCTCTATGGCGTTCCTGTGAGCCACAATGATATCTCTGTTCAAACGCACGAGCAAATCATGCTCTAATTTGGAGCTTGTAAGTCCGCAGTCTCTTGTGATGCGCATCTAAGCGCCTCCTTCTCTGCTTCTTCAGCAGTTTCAGCTTTGACCAGCTTGTTTGTGATGACCTTGCCGATTTTAATCGTCACTAAGTAGTTTTTCATTGATCTTCTTCCCTCCTTCCAATGCGCCGGCGGAGGACTCGAACCTCCTCATCGTGAGATGGACCGTTTCCGGCACGCTTGAGCCTGATTATCCGTACGTTACAACTAATTTCTTAAAGGAGTTATGCCTAGCAACGGCTAGCCAACCAATTATCGACTCAAGAATAATCAGTCGGCTATGCACGCGGTACGCTTTGAGCGCTGACCATAATGTCCGCGTGCTATCTATGACCCGATTTGCGCTACACTTCAGGATTTTCAATTGTGAGTATCTAACCCCGTCAATGCTTGCGTTCTCAAATCATAAGACTAATATCTTTTTTCGCCCCGGAGCGTGTGGGGCGATGGACCCTGCAGGGCTCGAACCTGCGACCGGACGGTTATGAGCCGTCTGCTCTGCCGACTGAGCTAAGGGTCCGTGCCCATGGCAAATGCAGTGTTTGGTTTGCCATGGTGTGATTATCTGATAATGTCCTGCCAGTCATAATCGATGTTGACCATCGACACTGGCCTGACTTTTTTCGTGGTGCCCAGAATGGCGACATTGAAGTAGTTCTTACGCATGACAACGACCTCAACAGGAATTCCGTACTTTCTCGCAAACAGTGAAAACTTGAGCTTGGACTTCGGGTCTATGGCATACTCGGTATATCCGTTCTTCACATCGTAGACATGCTTTAACTCCCCGTTTTCGTCATATACTACAAAATCCGCCTTATATGCCGTCTGGCGCAATTTAATCAATTCTAGGGTGAATGTATCCAACAACGTAAAACGTTGCTGACACGTGAAACTGTAGCCACTAGGCTTGATATATCGTTGGTAGAACGTCGCCTCTTTGAGAGAATCAAACTTAAATCCGTCAAGTGCGACTTTTTTGCCAAAGTGAGAAGCGGCATGCGTTCTTCTGTACATAACAATCTCCTATCCGTAAAGTTGATTCTTGAGAGCTTCGATATCCGACAAGGTTTCGCTCATGTCAATGCCTGCGTTCTGCTTGTTCGCCAAGTCATCGAAGTTCTCCATCGTTTTCTGTTTTTCTGGTTTAGCGTGTTTTGATTTAGCAGCTCTGTTGTTTTTGTGCTCTGCCTCTAGCGCTTCGACATCTGATAAACTTTGCGGTCGCTTATCCTCCCAGGTTCGCAGAACGGCGCATGCGTATTTCCAGTTGCGCACGTTATTGCTCAAGGCTATCTGCATCGCCTTGATGATGATAAGATCAGGCTCCTTTGATTGTTGCTGCCATTCGTTATACGTATGGCGCATATCGTCGTACAGGAAGCTGCTCATCATGCCGAAATTCTCTTGGTAAAATTCAACGATCTTTCCGAAGCCGTCGTCGTCGATTGATTCTTCTTCCGGCTGATCCACTATGTTAACTAAACTAGTATCAACGACTGCGTCTTCAGTATTTACTCTTTCAGTATTTAATTCTTTAGTACTTACTTCTTTAGTATTTAATTGTGCTCGTTTTACTAGGTCTAGAAATTCTAGGCCTTGAAATTCTACCCCTTGTTTTTCTAGGCCTTGTTTTCCTCCCCCTTGTTTTTCTCCTGTTTGATTTCTGGGCGATTCATAAATATCATAAACATACTCAATTCGGCCACTGGAAGTAGTACCAGGCATAAGTTTTGTAACAACAACATACCCCTGTTCCTTCAGTTCTGACAGAGCACCCCTGACAGTCGGCTCTTTGTCCTTACAGATAGCGGCCAATCCTTTTATTGAGTAGTCCCAATTATCTGGAAGAGACAGCATTTTAGACAGTAAACCTATTGCCCTTAGAGACAAGTTTTTGTCTCTAAGATGATGATTACTCATCACCGTATAATTTTTGCTTTTGTTAACTCTGAAATATGCCATGACTATCTCTCCTTCCTTTCCGATTCGGGCATCCCACCCGTCCGGTGTCATA